AAAGGTCTGTCTTTGCATCAGTGTTTGCACTATAAGTTACCGCCGTATCCGCTGATTTTGCAGCAGCAGTTTCTTCGTCTACTCGTGGTATATGGAGAGTGTCTCCGCCACCAGACAATAGAGAAGAAACGTCTGTGACTTTATTTTTTAACGAAAATCTGCGTTCAGCATAATCTAAAATCGCATCTTTCCACAACTCAGGAATAAAATTCGCAGCAGTTGTTACTGTTACATTAGCCATTTAATGTTTCCTATCTTTGATAAGAACCTAAAATGCTACCCCAATGTTTTCTCTGTTCCGGCAAATCTTTTTTTGTCCAATCTTGTGCAATTTTAGGGTCAATAGTCCCGGCACTGTCTTTAGGATTTGATTTCGTAGATAATTCTTCAACCACATTAAGTAGGTCTGGGGTATCAAGGTTCATAAATTTTTCTTGTTTTTCTTTAGGAAGTTTACTCAAAGCGTCGCCACGAATTTTAGAATCCAACGTCTCAAACTTTTCCTTGTACGGCTTATAACCTTCAAGTTCTTGTGTAAGAGCTTGGTTTAATTCTTGCCACTTATTTTCTTCTTCGAGTTTCTTTCTTTTAGCGTCTTCCTCTTTAGACTCAAAAGCCTCTAATGACTTGCGGAGTTCATTCCGCTCGTCAATGACTTTATTAAGCCTCTCTAATGGCACAACATTTTCTGCNGGTTTAGTCCCTGACCCTGCCTCCGGGTTTTCATCTATAACTTGGTTTTCTTCTGACATTTTTACACCTTATGTGGTTAATTGAATAAAAGCACTTGTATTAAAGATTGGTTGAATGTACATTACCACTCGTTATAATGCAAGAAGAAAATTATAATTTTAAGAAAAAGTGGTTTAAATATCTCGGATATGAACCACATAACGGTCAATTAGCATTACATTACCCTCAAAAGCCAGATGCAAGATTCTTTGTAATGGTATGCGGAAGACGGTTTGGAAAAACTTGGTCAAGTGCTATGGAAGCCACCTACGTTGCCTCTCAACCGAATAAGAGAATTTGGGTAGTNGGTATGTCCTATAAGAAAGCAAGATTGATCTTTCGTGAAATTTGGACGAGGATGGTTATTGGGCATGAAGACGATATTGTTAAAAAATCCGAAAAAGATATGTATATTAAATTTCGATGGGGTACTACAGTTGAGGGGATGTCTGCCGATAATCCGGATTCATTAATTGGAGAGGGATTAGATTTGGTTGTGATTGATGAAGCAGCCAAAATGAATAAGAAAATTTGGGATATGTATTTATCACCAACGCTAACGGGAAGAAAGGGTAAATGTATTTTTATCACCACACCACAGGGTAGGAACTGGATTTACGACGTATACAATCTTGCTGAATTTGACGATATGTGGGAATCTCATTCTTTACCATCATGGATAAACCAACATGAATTTCCTCTCGGCATCAATGATCCCGCAATTATTGAACGCAAGCGAAATCTGTCTAAAGAACTATTTAATCAAGAGTTTGGTGCTGAATTTTCAGTTTTTGAAGGCAAGGTGTGGGATTTTGATAGAAATATTGATGTTGGGAAATTCCCATACGATCCAAACTTGCCAACATATTGTTCAGTAGATTTTGGTTTCCGTATGCCAGCCGTACTTTTTCTTCAAACCCAAAACATAGAGGGCACAGATCATATTCGTATTTTTGATTCAATCCTACACAAAGAAAACATTAAAACACTTCAATTAATCAACATGATTAAAACAAAAGGATACCCAGTGTTGTCGTATTATGGTGATCCCGCAGGTTCTAATATCCAGGGGCAATCTGGGGCTGGGGATATGGAGATATTCAGGAAGAACGGTATTCGTGTGATGTGCGCCAGAGATAAAGAATCCCGCAATATCCAATCCAGTGTCTCGTATGCAAGGGGGTTCTTTGAAAGCGCAGATGGGACGAGACGAGTTCATGTTCACGACACACAATCCGAAGTAATCAGAGACTTTGAAGAATACAGATACCCAGAGAATGAAGAGGGCAAGGCTTTAAAGGAAGAGCCGATCAAAGACGGTTATCACGATCACGGGAACGATGCTTTCCGGTATTTTATAACCAATAGATTTCCAATGAAAAACCATACAATTAGAAGGTTCAAAAGATGAGCAGAAACATCATACAAGACAAATTAGCAGAAGCAAAATTAATGAACGCACACGCAAGGCGACGNGAGGTAAGAAAGTATCTTGATTACTATTCAGGCACTTCCACAGAAAGCTATATTAAAAAATATTTTTCTGGGGATGCGTTCACCGAAATACCGCCCACTGTAACTAACTTTACCCGAAAATTTATTAATAAAATTAGTCGAATTTACACACTCGGGGCAAAGCGCAATGTGGCGAATAATGATCTCTATAAAAAATTAACACCCACCAAGGGTGTTAGGATGAAGCATACGGAGAGAATGACACGCCTCATCGGCACTATTGCCAACAGGGTGATGTGGAAGGACGATAAATTTGATTATCGACCTATCTATTATTTTGAATCTTTTTTCGGTACAGACCCTTTTACGCCGGAAGCCATTACATATCCACTGTTAAATAAAGTGGCAGATGTATCCGANACNATAGGGCTACAGTGGGAATATTGGGACAGTGAAATTGTGGCAATTTTAGACGAAGATGGAAAGATTGTAAGCGAACAACCCAACCCCTACGGTATTTTGCCTTTTGTTTTCACACATAGAGAGGATCAATTAGACTCGTTTTTAGTTGAGGGTGCTGGAGATATAATTAATTGCAACGAACAAGTCAATATTGGATTAACAGAATTAAATCTCGGTATGAGATTNAATATGTTTGGACAACCGTGGATGACAGGTGGACAATTTACCGATTCTAATATAGCGAGAGCAGGTTCAAATGAAATTTTAGACATGGGCGTTGATGGTGCTTATAATATTACAAGCCCGCAAGGTGATGTCGCCGGGGCTATTGAAGAAATCAAATTCCAAATTGAACTCATTGCATTAAATAATCACCTATGGGTACAGTGGGCTGAATCAGGCGGAGAAGTTCCGAGCGGTATTTCTTTAATGATTAAAGATTTAGAAAGAAAAGAAGATTACTTTGACGATCTTGACNTGTGGAAAATGTACGAACAAGACTTCTTTAAGGTTGAAAGCGTTATCGCACAATACAACGGTCATAATCTTGGCGATACTCTTGGAATCGAATTTGAAGAAGTGGAATATCCGATGACGGTACAAGATCAAATCATGATGGATACTTTTAATCTTGAAAATCATATTACCACAAGGGCTAAAATAATGGTCAGGGACAACAAAGACCTCACCGTTGAGCAAGCACAGTCAATCATCAAAGAAAACGAATCAACCAACTCGGAGTTTAGTGGTGGACTTGGAAATCAGGGTTAATATAGATTTTAACCAATTANCGAATAACCTACCGGGGATAATAGAGGAATTNCTTGGTTCTTCTTTTGCGNACGCATCTATTTCACANTCCAAAGAGGATATAAGTGCTGGCAAAATTGTTCCCAAACTAAAGAAAGCTAGATTAGAAAGGCGAAAGCGTGCTGGAATTTCAGGCGATCGACCCCTTTACGCCACAGGGGCATTGCACAATAGTTTAAAACGGGTTAAGAGCGGAATTGAAATGAAAGGATATGGCAAATTACACCAAGANGGGTTTCTAAATCATGGACACCCTGTAGATGCAAGACCCTTTATTGCCATCCCCAAAATGGAATCGCTTTCTGCTAAATTCAGAGATGAAATAGTCAAATCTTTGAAGAGAAAATCCCCACTTGTATTAAAAACCTAATGTTCTTATATTGGGATATGATAGATTTTAAGATAACATATTGGTTCTGCAATCAATGCGACCATGAATGGGAATCTGTTTCCGTCTACGATAAGGAGGAATCAGAGGTTTGCCCGAATTGTGGTGGCTTTGATACTCGAGAGTCTGAATTAAGTAGACCTTTAGAGGAAGAAGCCGAGCAAAACCCCTTGCATTAATCCCCGTATTTTTGTATATTCTCCTGATTGGTCGTTGCTCACGAGAGGACGACAGAACTTAACACGGAGTTAATATGAACACATCTAAACTATTACTACATCTCAACAGAGATGAATTTCTAACCCCCTTCGATAGAATGTACGACGATATGATTAAAACTCATTTCCCGGATTTTTCCAAACAGTTTGGCATTTCTTTAGAAAAAGGGTCTTTCCCAAAAGTAGACATNGTGGACTATGACGAAGATATTGTCCTAATTGCTGAAATCCCCTCTATGGATAAAGAGAGCCTTAAAGTTGAAGTGAATGATGATGTCCTAACGATTAGTGGCGATAAACACAGTCTCGAAGAAGATAACGCTACTTATCTGCGTAGGGAACTCAAACATTCCTCTTTCCGCAGGTCGTTCAATCTTGGCGACAATCTTGATTCCTCGAAAATCTCGGCGTCGTTTCTAAATGGGGTTTTGCGAATCGAAATACCTAAGTTAGAAAAATCAGAGTCCATTAGTCATATTATAGATATTAATTAATATTTATAATTGCCGTCAAAATTTAT